AGCAAAGTCTTGAAGATTACACAACAAAAAATTACCCGGAAGGCGAAATTGCCTTACGGGCTGCTAATTATGTTCGACAAAAGTGTTCTACCATGGGATCAATATTTTGGCAAGACTTTCTTTTCAAGCGCCTGCATAATGACGCCCGCGTAAGATGCGCCTGCGCCATATTCTTTCAGCGTTGGGATTGTTCGGCGGGCGAGCTGGGCGGTTATGACGCCAATCCTCCAATTCCTCAATCGGTCGGCGGCTTCGAGAATCCCCTGGGCCTTGGGCGCTGCCATGCCTATAAGATAGTCCAAGAGTTCATCATAACTGAGAGAGCTGGCGGGAACGCGGAAGCGCTCGCCCGTTTCTTCGTCTCGCTGGAGAACCATCTTTTTATCGTCAGGAATATTTTTAACATATTTCCTTCCGAAGTCAGTTTCGACTTTCTCTATAGTTGCGGCTTCGAGCAATTTAACGTTTGCCGTTTTAAGTAAAGCCGCTTCGGCTTTAAGTAAAGCAGCTTCGGCTTTAAGTTGGGCCGCCTGATTGGCTTCGGTTTCGCGCAAAGTCGTAAGAAACTCCCTAAATTTCGGTTTTAACTTCTCCACGTACATGGACGCTGTTATCAAGTGGTCGAACGTCAAGTCGTATTTTGGCTGTTCCTTGCCTTGTTCATTACGGTAAGTGGACAAAGCATACGCGCTTTGTCCTCCATCAGCTTCTGATGCTTCCGACGCTAGCCGCAGGCTGCGCAACATGTCTCCATGGTTAATGCCCAAATGCTCGGCCAAATGCAAAGAGTCACAAACAAATTTCGAGTTCGATAAAATAACTAGTGCGGGGTCTTTGGTCATGGCAAAAATCCTCTTGAACTATTGAAAGCTGGAAGAACCTGGTGTACCTTCCGGGCTGTCGGTGGCGTTCAAATCAACGACAAAGCGGGCATACACCTAAAAGCGTATGCCCGCAATTCTTTTATATCCCTACGAATTTACTTCCCGCCGAGAGCCGCGAGCTTGCTTTTAGGTTTGGCCATCGCAGGCGCTGCCTCGGGAGGTGGCTCTGTTCCCAGGTCTTCCAACCCCAAGCCGCCTTCGGGAGGAAGATTCGTTGCGCCGCCTTCTCCACCAAGCAACGCTTTAATCTGGTCAAGCTTCGAGGGATCAATAGTATACCCCAAATCCTGCAGCGCAAGGGACAGCTTGTCGCCGCCTTGTTCCTCGGGAGAGCCTTCTGTCATGCTGTCTGCCAGGCTGTCAATGTCTCCGTCGGGAGAAATTGCTCCGGGAGCTGCAGGAGCCCCGATTCCACGTTTTCCCATGATTCCTTCTAGTGCCATGTCAATATCTCCTAAACGAGGTAAGCAGGAACCACAAACGTCCTTATGGTGCCTGCGTTGTCTTTTGCTGTAAATGACAGAAATGTCTGCCTGGCTGTAGTGCCGTCAAGTTCCAATTCGAGTTGGGCCGCGCTTCCCATCCAAGGCTTTGCCGAAGCAAATCCAGTTGGGAAACTCACTTTTGTTTCCCTGTTCTGCTGAGTATCGAAGGACAACTTGGAATCATGCAGGTTCTGGAAGTCCGCTGAAACCTTCATTGCAAACTGGTTGTAGGAACCCCCAGCCGTATTTATCAGCGTCATTGAGCTGTACGTTAGTGATCCCGCAAAAATAAGACGGTCTCCCGTGCCAGAACGCCCGATCTGAATGTCCAGGCTTCCATCGGCTTTTGGGAGGATCTTTATTGCATCAACCAAAGCTCCAGAGCTTACCTGAACTCGGAAAGCCGAGGGAGCCCCGGGGGAACTCTGCACCTGGATATGTTTTCCCAAAGCGTCAATGCGTTGGTTGTTGTACAAGGCATCAGCGTACCAATTCTGATCTCCCGGAAGGATATTCCTCAATCCGAGATAGCTTGTCTTGCCCGAGTATGCCATGGCTCAACCCCTTAACCCACCAACGGGCGGACGTAGTTGGGAACCGTTGCCACAATAGCGTCGATATCAAGCACGAGAGGAGCATGGGTAGCAAGAACATAGCTTGCAGTATGGCCAACACGTCCAAACAGTTGCATAGCACCAAGGGCAGCGGCACGCGAAACAGAAGTGCGTTCAACGCCATTCACAAACAAGGCGGCACGTTTAGCGCCTGCAATGTAATCGATGGTGAGAATGTTCGCGCCGGTGAGGTCGAGCTCCACCCAAGGGGAATAGGCTGCAGCAGCGGCCACCACAGTTACGAGCCTGGCTTGGTTGTTACTCAGCTCAATTGCCACGAAGTCGGCAGAAGGGGCGTTGGTGAGGTTGGATTCCATGTTGTCAACAACCAAGAAGTTGGTAGCGGCATCACCCATGACACCGAGGTGTGCCAAAGAAATGGCACCACCATATCCGGCATTGCTCAAGGCAGCGACTTCGAAACTCACCTGAAAATCTGCATCAGGAGTGATCCAGTTTGCATTGCGGTTGTGAAAACCCACGCCATTGGATGCAACGTCCGTGACTGCCAAGCGAAGAATTCCCCGAGTAGAACCCGATACGGCATCAGGACAACCTGCATCGGCAGCCGCTCCGGTAGCATCCGTGACGACCACGAAAGGCTTGCTTGTGTCTTGCATGATCCAGGTTGTGGATGCGGTTGCAACGGCTTGCACAGCGGTTCCGAATGCGGTTGCTGCATAGAAAACCCTTCCCACAAATCCTTCGCAGAATCCATTTGTCATGGCAGCGAGTTGCGTCATCGGATAGAGCTTTCCGGAAGAACCGGAGCTCATACGCTTGTCCATGTCTTTTACTTTAACGCGGGAGAAACCAAGAAGTCCGAACATAAACACCTCAACAAAAGTAGGTTCGGGAGAGAATGAGCAGAACCAACCCGCTCATGCACTATGCCGAAACCAAAGAAATGGGCGGGAAGAACAAAGCCCCTCCCGCCCTATGGACAGGAGACAAGCGCCCTGCCCACATACTATCACAAATTAAACGGCAGGGGCCGTGAAGTTGCGAATATATGCACCCAGTCTCGGATTTTTAGACCATGCGCGCTCTTCAACGATAGTGAAGTACGTTTCATGCTGGTTCGTGCGGTTTCCATCAACCAATGCGAGGAATTCAGTGTTGCCACCGGCTTCGACTTTTTCCACCGCGCCGCCGTATACTTCAATGGCACCTTGAGGGACGCCGTAGATAAAGTCATGGCGCATTGCAGAGTGTTGCTCAAACTGAACTTTCTTGTTGCCAAACTGTACGTAGTTGCTGTATCCGGTCGAACCACGGAAGCCACCATTGGAGGCTTCAATGAGTCTGCGGTCGAGTTCCGACAAGGAAATCATCGCAGAATATACAATGGGGTTCAGGATGAGAGCAGACCACTCAGGCATTTCGCCCTTGTTACGGTTGTAGTGGTTGGCCAACATGCGATGGATTACATTGAAATCCAAACTTTGGTTGTGGTGGTCGAACACGGTTGGCGCAGACTGGGTGATCTGCGAACGGTTAAGACCATGGAGGAGTTGATTCTCTGTGGTCATAAGCGCATGGAGACCAGTAGGCCAGTAGGGATTTAGCGTGCCGATATCCGTTGCGCCAGTCCAACCAAGGCCAAGGATTAAACGAGCAACCTGGGAGTTGGTGTAAGTCGTTTGCCCGTAGCTTGAGTAATCGGAACCAACGGGGCCGAAATTGGTGTCGCCTGCAGGAATGAACTGGGGACAAACCAAGGAAATTGCAGTCTGGCAAGCCGTACTGGAGAACACACCTTCTGGAGAGAAGAGGTGAGTCAGGTTGGGGATTGCGGTGAGAACGGTTGCAATTGTCACGTCGGTTTTCATGCCGTGGTAAGGCTTGACCGTCACGGTACCCGAACCAGCACACCACATGTTTGCACTGTTTTGGGTACGTACATATTGAGGCTTGGTGTATGTAACGCTAGGAACATAACCCGAGCCGACAGGTGCCGACATGCGTGCAGGAGCCACGAGGATTGCATTGTCTTCCTGCATAACTTTGATTACGCGGAAGGCATCGTAGTAGCTCTTGGTGGAGCCAGCAACAAATTCGAGCGTGAGGAAGCGGCAAGCACAGTTTGTGTTGTCGGCATCGCTTACGCCGGAGTTGTCCGCGTCATACTCGGGATACATGAAGGAAATAACCATGCCTTCAAAGAAGTGGGCGACAGAACCAGCGGCGTTGCTGAGGCTCGACATCTTGATGCGCAGAGGAGTTGCGGGAGAATTGAGGGAGAAGCTTGCTCCAGAGGCGGCTTCGGTGTCGCCCAATCCGATAGGTGTAGCGATACGGCCGGTGCCATCGCCCACTTCCTGGACAGAGTGATAGTTCTTTTGAAGCTTCATTTTTGCGTTCCACTCTTGCTCCAAGTGGGAAACAAAGGCGGCCTGCTGCGACTTCGAAAACTTCTCAGTGATGATGTCGGTCTGAATCGTGAATTGCTGCAACTTGGGGTTGATGGTCGTTACCATGTTAGTAACGCGGTCACCGCCAAGGAAAGATCCACCCTGGAAATTCAAACCACCGAAACCACCGCCGCCTGGATCCACGGAGAGCGATTTAACGATGGACTTTCCACCAACCCACGACTTCTTTGTGGGCTTGATAATCGCGCTCATGGATTCCTGTTCGGACCAGAGCTGCATGTTGCCGTCTTCTTGCAAAAACTTGAAAATCTCCGAGGAGGAGAATTTTCCTGAGGGAAAACTGTTTGCCATGTTGCACATCCTAAAGTGTGGGCTTCAGCGGTTTGAGGAATTCCTCGGACGCTGTGGGCTCATATTAGGCTAATGTTAGCATAGAAAAGATGTGTGGTGCAACACGCAGGACATAAAATGGTTGCGGGCATACTCAGTTAAGAGTATGCCCGCAGTGTTGAGCGCGGATGATCCCCGCGCTCAGGGCATTCCTATCATCTTAGTTGGGAATGTTCAATATGGGATCTGAAGGATTTTGCTATGGGTCAAGACAGTGTTCCAAACACCCAAGGACTAGTTATTTTACCGAATTCGAAATTTGTTTGTGACTCACGCCACCTTGCCGATCTGTTTTGGAGAGGCCGCCATGATAATGCGATGCGCGACCTTCGCAAGATGCAGTCCGCCGCGAGTACCGAGGGCACGCTCCTCAAGTTTGAGGAGCGTGAATTTCGGACAGAAGATGGAAACCGGTACAAGAAAATGGACTTCACCGCCGAAGATCTTTCCGTATTGTGCGCCTATTCTGAAAAGCTCCGGCCACAGTTTTTGAGATATATTAAAGCTGTCCGAGACACCGAAGCCAAACAGCTTGCCCGCCTCAAGGCCCAGCTCGAAGCCCTGAACCAGAAATTGCTCGAACCTAAATCCACCAAACCCAGATCACCAAGGAGCTCACAGGTGGCACTTGCAGAGAAGAAGATTGCAGTATTAGAGACGGTAGACGGCGAGAGCAAACTTGTACAAAAGCTCGCTTCCAGTTTGTCTCTTGTGGAGTTGGCAAGGGCAGTTGCCGCCGCACGGGATGCACAAGCTACGGGAAGTCGGACGCAAGCAAGGCTTGCCCGGAAATGGGCCTGTGCCGTGGAAGACTGGAATGATGCAGGGTGCCGGGGAAGTTGCCCCGATCCCCTCGAATATATGAACTCATGTGAGTATTCCGGATTCTTCCAAGAAGAAGACGAGGAATAAAAAAAGCGCCCGAGAATGCTTCCCGGGCGCTTTAGAACAATTCCAGCAGGTTCAATGAAATCCGATCAGCGAGTCATCTGGAGTTTACCAGAAGTAATCCCCGCTTTCAACCGCTCAAACACATTCCCGCCAGAAAATAAATTCTCTTGAGCTGGCTTCGGCGCAGCCGCTGCCGTGGCAGCCTGCAAGCGCGAGACGTTTGCCTTCTTGGCTGCAGCCGACTCTTGCCCGATTGCGGTCTTTACGGCTTCGGGAGAGGTTCGGGCCAGCAGCGGCTTCATCACTTCAGCCAGGTTCTTCGACATTTCACCCAAATACAAATTCTTTCCAGAATCGATGCTTCGGCTTGCTTCCATCAAAAGCAGATTGATTTGCCTGTCGAGATAGGGTTGATATTCCTTGGGAACTTTGGCCATATATTTCTGGGATTCAGCATCAATCCAGGAAGACACAGAGCGTTCTTCGGCTTCCCGTGCAGAGGCTTGCTGTGCAGCCTTCAAGGACGCCTGCTGTTTCTCAAGCAAGGCGCGTTCCTGCAAGAGGTTTTCCGCTGCCTTTTGCTTTCGGAAATTATCCCGGGCGGCAGGATCTTGACGGAGAAACTCTGCTTTCTCCAGAACAAAATCAGCCAACATTTGATCGTCCATGTCTTCCGTGAACATGTTCAGCAGGGCGCGGGGATCATTAGACATCATCTCTTCGATTTGCTGATAATTCTCATGGGATTCTTTGTATTTGGTGAGCTCTGCCTTCTGCTCTTTGTAAGCACGGGCGATTTTCTCGGCGCTTCTCCCATTGCTGATTGCCTTGTCGAGGTCAGCAGTTGTTTTGAATTCTACCTCGGTACCATCTTTGTCGGTAAAGATGTGCAGAGGAGCTGCGTCGAACTCTTCCTTGGTGAGGCCCCCATATTCCTTGGCGTCCGTGGCGTCCGTGGCAGGTTTCTCGGCCCCCTCTTCGGGGACGATTTCTGCATTGCTTTCTGGCTCTCCAGGCTCTTCATCCAAGTCCAGGTCATCGTAATCGTCAATGCCTTCGCCTTCGTTGGACGCATTCAAACCGAAACGCTCGCGCAATCCTGCAAACCCCGTGGCAGGGGCGGGGACGTTTCCGGAAGAGGTTGTGGCTTGGGTGCTGCTTCCTGCCGAGGCGCTTGCCCCTGCAGCCGCTGCGGGTGCCGAGGGCGCTCCATCATTCAGGTACGAGATTCTTTTGATAAACATGTGTGTCTCCAATCAAATTATGGTGTGAGTCCCGAAAGTGTTTCTGTTTGTGCCGGGGCCATTCCCGGAGTTGGTGCAGGCCCGGCGGGTGCCGGAGCACCGCCCGGTGCCGCTCCTTGGGGCTGCGCTGCTGCCTGCATTTTTGCCAACATATCCCTGTGTTTCTCCCAGTGGCCCTTCCACAAGCGTTGTTTCACTTCCGCTGGAAGCTTATCAAATTCCGCTGTGGCTGTATATTCCTGCAGCTCTTGCATATGTGACGTGTGTTCATCCCACTCTTCCACAGGAATGTCTTCCCCATTGATCATCCGTACTGTCTCTTCGGCTTGGCGTTTGCGAGAGATTTCCAAGAAGTCCCTCACAGAAAGCATATCGCCATCGACCAACAAAGACACTATCTTTTTCATGTCCAGGCCAGCTTTCTCAAGAGCTCCGGATTTCAGCAGTTCAAGGATCTGTTGCTTCCTTGCTGCGGGATCTGCGGGAAGATAAACACCGAAGTCTGCAAAGATTCCGTACTCTCCCTTGAGGTCTTGTGCTGAGAAGTACTCCTGTCCCGCCACGTTCTCTTGCCCGGCAACCTTCAACAACCGAGGAGTTCCTACAAATTGCTTGGTGATCTCAAGAATCATCTCATACATCTGCGAGATGAAATTCTTTTTCTTATTGAACAGTCGAATGCGGAATTTATCATCGACCTCTATTTCCATCTGCACCGCAAAGCTAGACAATTCCCGATTGATTTGCCCTTGGGAGAACTCGCCCATGCCATATATTCCCGACATCTGTGTTTCATACAACTTGTTGAGCTGCCAAATGTCTGGAGCCGCCGAAGGTGGGCGCATGTAGTCCGGCTTTTCTCCGGCAGAAGCATTGTACGTCAGGAACTTCTCAGGACAGTTGCTCAGGATGTCTTCATTTACTGCACCCTCGGGGCAAGTCATTCGAGGAATAGCATTCAACTCAATCCCGGTTTGCAGTAGTTGGAGGAATGTGTTTTGCGCATCCTGCATCGGCGTGCACAGAACCGCCCGGCTCATTCCGTAGGAACTCTTCGTGATGTCGATATCCGTCAACAACAAGTAAGGCAGCCTCTTGTGGGCATAGGGATTGTTTTCCCGCAACAGGATTATCGGCTCATCTTTCTTGATGAAATATATGTGACTTCCCAGCAAGCCATTCCAAGGTCTTCCCCGCTCCCAATAGGAATAAATGCACACCGTGTTGGAGGTGGATGTGTCTACCTGGTTGCTTGGTCTGTCTACGATGTCCACGGATTCCGGCTGCTTTACGTATTCCTGAAGCTCGGTTGTGAAGTCTGGAAACCTAAAAATGGCTTCATTGAGATCCATTGGTATTTCTTCGATGCACCAATTCGCATCCGAGAAACGCTGAGCATCCGGCTCAACATGGAATCTATCCAAGGCAACAGCGTGGATGTCGTAATCGCCTTCCATGGTGAATTCATCTTTGAGCGGGTCGAAGTTATCCGGAACGTCTACAGGCTCTTCTCCGCCTTCACCGTCCCACCCGATAAACAGCGCCCCGGCTCCATACTGGGCACAGCTCAAGTATGGTCCTGCTTCCAATACTTCCTGTAAATCCTTCACCTGCTTTACGTGATTTATCACGGTTTGGGCGAACTTTGCCGCCATGGCGTTGGAATGATCATCATTGAATGCCCGGAAAGTAACAGCAGGTTCTGAAATGCAGAGCTTGCTATGCAGGAACAGCATGGCTTTCGTGAGGTGCAGTCCTGTTATCTGCGGGTGTGAGCCTTCATTGAGTCCACCGGGATTAACCCACAGTTGTGCAGCTTGCCCAGAGTCAAGTCCGTGTGAAAGCCCTGCAGATTGCAGCCCCTGGTAGGCTGATTGGCAAGCGTCCCACTCTATCTTTAGGCTTTCTCGTTGCCTCTCGCATGATTCCCACTTCTTTTTTAGCGCGGAAACCACTTCTTCATCGGATTGTATGCGTATTCTTGCCATCAGCGGGCGCTCCTAACTGGAAGGACTACAGTCTCAGCCCTTTTGCGAGCCTTCTGTAGCTCTTCTTTTGTTTGAAGGATGCTCTCGGCACACACCAGCAAGTGTGCCTCCTCTACCTTGAGCTTGGCCCGAAAGCCCCGCTGTGTAAGCCACAGTTGTTTGATCCAATATCCCTGAATCACCAATCCCACCAACAAAACACCCATCAAAACGTATGCTCCAATCATCATCTTGTCTGTCTCCTATTTATACACTGCCTAAATCCTGCCAAACCCCCTGGGACGAAACCTCGCGTCAGAGCTGTCTTGGCCGCAGGGGCATTTCCCGCCGAAATTTCTTGCCTGCGCACATACTCCTGAAAAAGCCAATCGGATTCATCATGGGGCCGGGCTGAACTTATCTTTTGTGGCAAAGGGACTTCCCGTGAGAAGTACATAAGGCAGTCTAGCATATGATCATCATATTTTCTCACGGCTCCATTTTCCCTGAACCGATATTCCCGGAGTTGGCGCACGACTCCCGAAGCCCCGTGGGAAAAGAATACTACTTGCTTGTTTCCCACCAGGGTTTTTGTCATCATAATGGCATGGTCACGGTTTTTGTAGATGCTCGGGCGAAACTTCACTTCCCGAGCATATGCACCAAAGAACCCAGCAGAGTTGTCATATATGGACAAAGACCAAGGGAATCCCTTGTACGGGGCCTTCTTTTCAATCTCTTTTACGATGTCCTCGGCTCGGGCCAACACCTTCCCCCACTTTAGTTCACTGGAGTCGTAGCAATACCACACATTTGTGGCGGGATCTTCTGCGAATTGGCACAATCCTGTGATGTGGGCGGAAGGGTCGGCCACCCGCGCCCTTCTCCAGTGTCCCGGTATTGGAAAGTCTTTTACTGTCTCTATTTCTAGACCAGCGAAGATATAGCCACCCTTTGCCTCAAAATACCACCCGCCATTCAATCGGGATTCAAGTTCATGGTCGGACATTTGTCCCCAGGTTGCCAAGACATTGCCCAACCTTTCGGGATTGTCCCGGTAATGGGGATTGTCTTTCACCGACCAGGAGAAAGTCTCCACCATTGGGTGGGCTTCGAGAAAGTCCTTGATTTCCGACACGGGATTCAGCGGTGTGAAGCCCATAATCATGATGCCGTCCACGTCAAAGGTTCGTGTCAACAGCTCCGTGATGATCATGACGTTGGAAGGCATCTCGTCAATAAGAACTACGTCAATCGAGGCTCCCATCATCGACTTTATATCTTGGGAGTATGAGCGAAACTCAATGATATCACCATTCCGGCAAGTGACTTTGTCCACATTGCGTTGGTTGGTGAAAGTGACGTTATCATTTCCCTCATCGTCCGTGTAAAACCATTCCGGAATGAATCCCCGGAGGTATTTCTTCCACATTTCCTGGGTGGTGAATTCATAATCAGGCCCGAAAACCCAGAATCGTTTTCTCGGCGTTCTCAGATATGTTTCCTCATCCCACTTCCCCCCGGGCATGTTCCATTGGCTGTTGTACGGGTGGGTTCTGGTGATCATCCAAGCAAGCTCTCTCGTAGTGGTAAAGGTTTTACCTGAACGATTTCCAGCGCGGGCCAGCTTGATGTGAGACGTCGAAGAGAAATATGCAATTTGCTTCTGAAACGGAATCATCTCAGGGTGGGCAGGATTAAACAGGTGAATATCCCTATTACGTCTAGCCTTCTTTGCCGCCACAATCTTCTGAATGAGCAGCAGTTTTTGATATTTCTCCTCGTCTTCTGGTCTCATTTTTTAATGCCTTTTTTTAGCGCTTTGCCAAACAGCTCTTTGATGCCTGGAACCATTGCCTCTTTAGATACAGACTTCGCCAAGCCCTCCAAGAACGTGGAAGGCTTCCCTGCAGCGGCTGCGAGTTTTTCCTTCCATGCGGGAGCCTTTCCTGCAGATACAGCCTCTTGTTCCTTCAGGAATTTTGACCATTCTTCCGGGGTAGAGATTTTTTGATCATCTATTTCCCCCAACAGATCCCACTCATCCATCCCCCCTGGAGAGGTTGCACTCTCCACTACTGGAGAGAATGCCGGGCCGGAGTATTGTTTACTGCGAAGTTGGTCGAGCATTTTAGACAGTTTCTCCTTCGACCCTTGCTGCTTCAACTCCGGCACAGGCTTTCCAGAGACTCCTGATTTCTTTGCCCTCTCTGCAGCATCCCGAAGGGCTTTCATTTCAATAATTCTCGCTTCCGGCACATTTGGGTTTGCCCGCAACCACGCTGCGTGCTTCATTGCCGGGGCGCGGTTCTCGGGAGTATTTGGGTTTGCCTTATATGCAGCCACAGCAGCGTCGATTGCTGCTTTCTTGTCTGCCTCTGCCCCTTGGGATTTGTATTTACTCATACCTTTTTTGAAAGCATCCCGGATTTTCTGGAGCTCTTCTGGATTTTCTTCGGGAAGCATCGGCTTGGGAGCAACAACTTCCGGAACGTTTCCGGCGTTTACACCTTTGTTCCTGAACGCCTCCCGTATTCTCTGGAGCTGCGCTTCTGAATCTTTCGGAAGTTTCGTTTCAGGGAGGGATTTTTCATAGGCTCCCTCCTTTCCGTAATTCGCCACCACGTCATCCATTACTGCCTTGATCTCCTCGGGCGTGCGCACGGGAGGAGCGGGCTTGTTGGCAGCGGCAGAGACATGGGACGCCAGCATTTTCTTCCGCGCTTCGGGAGTGTTTGCATTTGGTTCCGCCCCTTGGGAAGCCTGCTCGGCAATCTTTTGCGTCCGGGCTTTGTTGGCAGCAGTTTGAG